TCGACGAGTGCCACCTGGTCAACCACACAGACACAGGAGGGTATCGACAACTTCTGGCCGACCTGAAGGCCATCAACCCTGCGCTGCGGGTCATCGGCCTGACGGCCACGCCTTACAGACTGGGGCACGGCCTGATCACCGACAAGCCTGCGCTGTTCGACGACCTGATCGAGCCGGTCAGCATCGAGGAGCTGGTCTTCAAGGGATACCTGGCCACGCTGCGCAGCAAGGTCACCAAGGCCAAGCTGGACACCTCTGGCGTCCACAAGCGTGGTGGCGAGTTCATCGAGTCCGAGCTGCAGGCAGCAGTCGACACCGACGACAACAACCAGAAGGTGGTGCGCGAGATCATCGAGCTGGCCGGTGACCGCAAGGCGTGGCTGCTCTTTTGCACTGGCGTCAAGCACGCGCACCATGTGGCCGAAGTCCTGCGCCAGCGTGGCGTGGCCGCGGAGTGCGTGACTGGCGAGACGCCCAAGAAGGAGCGCGAGCGCCTGCTGGCCGAATTCAAGGCTGGCCGGCTGCGCGCCCTGACCAATGCCAACGTGCTGACCACCGGCTTCGATTATCCTGACATTGACCTGATCGCAATGCTGCGACCTACCATGAGCGCGAGCCTGTACGTCCAGATGGCAGGCCGTGGCATGCGGGTGAAGTCGCACATCGATCACTGCCTGGTGCTGGACTTTGCTGGCGTGGTGGCCACGCATGGGCCGATCACGGCCGTGCAGCCGCCCAAGAAGGCCGGAGAAGGCAATGGCGAGGCACCAGTGAAGGTCTGCGACAACTGTGGCGAGCTGTGCGCCATTGCAGCGTGCTCGGCCTGTGGCCATGCCTTCCCAGAGCCTGAGAAGCGCAAGCTGGAGCTGCACCAGGACGACATCATGGGCCTCGAAGGCAAAGACCTGGATGTGACGAGCTGGAACTGGCGCAGGCACATCAGCAAGGCCAGTGGCAAGGAGATGCTGTCCTGCACCTACTATGGCAGCCTGTCCGACAGACCGATCACCGAATACCTGCCTGTGCTGCACGACGGATATGCAGGCGACAAGGCCATGCGCCAACTGATGACGATGGCAACATCGTCCGGTGCAAATCTGGCCCTGGCCACGCAAATGGATGGTAGCGAGGGTCTGGAATACCTGGCCGTGCAGATGAGCAACAGCCAGCCGCCAAAGGCCATCGAGTACAAAATGGACGGGAAGTTTCACAGGGTCATCAAGAGGAGCTGGGCATGAGCCGAGGCCGCGCCCTGCCGCACTATGGCAAGCTCGGCGTGGCCAACCTGCCCAGCGAGGTCAAGGCCATCTGGTACAGCCGGCACATCGAGCCAGAGCCATGCGAGCCGGTAGACACCTACTGGCCGACCTGCACCGATCCTGACCTGGTGCTGCGCCAGGACTTCGCCAGGCGTCTGGTGGCCATCACACCGCTGACCGAGCAGGAGGAGCAAGCTGTCATCCTGTGCGTGCTTGACAACCACACGCTGCGCGAGGCAGGCGAGGTGATGGGCCGCACGCAGGAGCGTGTGCGCCAGATTCTGATGAAGGCCATGCGCAAGTTTCGGACGTGCCAGAAAGCACTGACTGGCATGCATTTGTGGGAGTTGGACACCAGGGACATGTCGTACTTCTGGTGGAGGCATGAACAAAGGAGAAAGCATGATTGACGTTGAAGAACACATCAAGCGCGCTGCCGGATGCGAGTCCGTCACGCTGCCTGCAGCCATGTGGCTGGATGCGCTGTGGGAACTGCAGAGCAGGCGCAGCAATGAGATGGTCACCATCGGGCCGTTCTACTTGAAGCGCTACGACGAGCACAGCTTCTGGCTTGGCCACGATAGTGGGGAAGGCATGCAGGTGCGTGATCACCGCGTGCTGGATGTGCTCAATGAGCTGTGGAAGGAGTTCTGATCATGAGAGTTTTCATCGACGGAGAGTGGAACAGCTACGGTGGCGAGTTGATCTCGCTGGCGTTGATTGCTGAGGATGGCCGGTCCTTCTACGAGGTGCTTGGCTGCGACAAACCAGACCCATGGGTTGCTGAGAACGTGATGCCGAAACTCGGCAAGCCGTGGATCACGTTGGAAAGCCTGCAAGAGCAGCTTGAAATATTCCTGCGCCAGTTTGAGTTCGACTCTGTGCACATCATTGCCGACTGGCCAGAGGACATCATGTGGTTCTGCAAGGTCTTGATCACTGGGCCAGGCACAAGGCTGAACACGCCACCGCTGACCATGGAGGTGCTTCGCGTCGATACGGTCTCAAAGAACCCTCACAACGCACTGGCAGACGCCATGGCGCTGCGCGATTGGTATGTCAGCGTGGACATGAACTCAGTCGGGAGCGCAACATGACCACCAGACCACCAGAGCCAGAGTTCTTGATCCAGTGGCGTGAATGGGTCCAGGCAGGGCCGCCCAAGTGCTGCCATACCTGCGAGCATTATGGAGTCGACGGCCTGTGCACCGAGTTCTTTATGACGCCACCGGAGGACTTCGCATCCAGCATCGATGCCTGCGACAAGTGGGAACGGGAGATTCCGTTTTGACCGCCGACCGCATTTCCACCGAGCACGAGGAGCAGCGCGAGGTGGTGCGCTGGTTCCGGCAGACCTGGCCAGGCGTGCGCATCTTTGCGATCCCCAACGGAGGCCACCGCAGCATGGCCACCGCTGGCCGCCTGAAGGCCGAAGGCGTGGCTTCTGGCGTGCCTGACCTGTTCGTGCCTGCCTGGGGGCTGTGGGTTGAGATGAAGCGCACCAAAGGCGGCAGCCTGAGTGCTGAACAAAAAGACTGGATTAAATATCTGGAAAGTGTTGGATTCTGTTGTATAGTGGGAAAAGGTGCGGAAGATGCCAAGCGGCAGATCAGCGCCTTTTCATCAACCAACAGAGAGAACCCATGACCCAAGAACAAGCCGCACCGACCCAGGTGCAGATTCCTGGCGACAGCCAGATCAACATCCAGCTTCCGTTGACCAAGGTGCAGCAGCTCGTCCTGGTGCTGCAAAAGCAGCCATTCGAGATCGTCTCTGGTTTTCTGCCGGAGATTTTGATGCAGGCCAACTCTCAGGTGGCCAGCATCATGATCAACGCAAAGGCCACGCAGGAGGCCGAGCAATGAGCACGCGCATCTATGTGGTGACCGACACCGAGACCAACAAGCACCGCCTGATCCGAGCTGCCAACCAGGCCCAAGCCATTAAGTACGCCGCCTCGACCCGGTTCGACATTGAGGTGGCCGGCCAGGACGACCTGGTGAGCCTGCTGACCAACGGCATCCCTGTGGAGCTGGCCACCGGCCAGGCCACGGCCGACATGTTCGAGGAAGCTGCCATCACCAACGCTGGAGGGACTGACTGATGAAACGCTATATCGGAACCAAGATCATCCAAGCCGTGCCTGAGAAGCACAGCGAGTCCGGCCGCGAAGGCTATTGCGTGCGCTATGCCGATGGATACGAATCCTGGTCGCCACAGGAAGCGTTTGAGGATGCTTACCGCGAATGCGACGCCATGACATTTGGCCTGGCGCTTGAGTGCCTGAAAAAAGGCATTCATGTGTGCCGCGCAGGCTGGAACGGCAAAGGCATGTGGCTTGAGCTGCAGCGCCCTAATGAGCACAGCAAGATGACGTTGCCCTATGTGTTTCTGAACTACCCTGCAGACGCACAGAACACTCCAGGCGCTCGCGTGCCGTGGTTGGCCAGTCAGACTGACATGCTGGCCGAAGACTGGAAGGTGATGATCTGATGGACGCGCCGACCACTTCCAAGTCGTCGGCATCTGCCATCAAGGATCGGTACATGACGATCCGGATTCCGGCAGATGTTGAGCTGGCGCTGCGCCGCCAGGCTGATGCAGACACCAGGACGCTGGCCGCCCAGGTGCTGCACTACATCAAGCAGGGGCTGGCCAGCCAGCAGCAGGAGGAAGCATGAAGAGACGCCTGCGCATGAGTGTTGACTGGTTCCCACGTCGCTGGCCGTACTTTGCCATCGGCTTTGACCTTGGCGAGTTCAAGCTGTACCTGTGGATCGTCGAGATCGAAATCTGGAGGTCGTACTGATGAAGTGCCCTGTCTGCGGCACCTGGACGCTGGTGAAGGAGACTCGCCAGCGTGCAGAGAACGCCAAATATCGCCGCTACGAGTGCGCCAATGAACACCGCTTCACAACGCTTGAGAAGGTGGCAAAAATCATCACTGCAAAAACTCCCAAAGACTAGGGTTTGCCCCTAGTTGATTAGATTGTGGGAAATCGTGGTAATATGCGGTCATCGCAACCAACTGGCAAGGAGCCGAACGTGAAGCAAACGCAACAAACGCAACAACCAGCCTGGCTGGCCCAACGGGCCAGTCTGCTCAACCCTGCCTGGAAGTACGTTCCGGCAGCGTCCACCAACATCCTGGATCGCTTTCGCGCAATGGGCTGGGTGCCACCTTCGGAGGTCAAGAATGAAAAAGCTGCTTAATGGCCTGCTGGCCCTTCTGATCGGCACCGCCTTGGCCATCCTGCTCATGGAGTGGTTTGTCGGCTGCGGTGAGACATACATCGACTCCAAAGGCGAGCGCCACAAGTACGCTTGCATGTTCTTGGACCTGAAGTGAGTTGCTGCAACCTCAAGAAGATGGCCACCGCCATGCTGGTGGTGCTGGCCGCAATACTGGTGGTCTGCCTCTGGATCGTCCTGATCGCAGCGTCTGCTGCCTTGGCACCAGAGAGGCGCATCATCGACTGCAGCATGGCATCGTTTCACCCTGACTTCACGCCGGCCATGCGAGAGGCGTGCCGTAAAAGATGAGCTGCAACCAGAACTGCCGCCAGGGCCGGGACTGCAACTGCGCAGGCTGGCACATTGTGCCGCTGAACGACCTGCGCGACCACGAGGCAAACGGTAGTTGCTGGTGCAAGCCGACGCTGGACGATGGAGTGTGGCTGCACCACTCAATGGACGGCCGCGAGGCCTTCGAAACAGGCGAGCGCCTGCCGTCTTAGCCGATCATGCCGGTGGCCTTGGCCTGCACATCAGCCACGCGCCTGCCCCAGCCCTTGCCGAAGGTTGGCCAGGTTGGCAGGTCCATCAGGAATGACAGCCGGCGCTCGGAATAGTCTTCGACGAGCTGCTGCGAGTCAAAGGCCGACACAGCCGCCAAAGTCTTTGGGCCTATGCCACCATCCTGCTCGACGCCAACGCACGCCTGGAGCCACTTTGCAGCCCTTCCTGGGCCGCTGTTGATGGCAGCATCGAAGACAGCGTAATCGACGCCAGACGGCAGCTCATCGCCGCGCACCTTGTCCCAGTATTTGGTCTTGTACAGAGGTGCCACATCGGCAGGCGTGAGCGCACGCATGGCCTTCTCGTCCACCTCATGGCCGCAGTGCTCCTCCCAGACCTTCTTGGTGCAGCCGAGGTTTGTCATGCCACCTGGGTCTTTGGGATGGTTCACAAAGCCGCCCTCGTGGTGTAGGACGGCAGCCAGTGCAGCATCAAAGTTCTGTTTCATGGCGTCTTCACTTGGTGGTTTTGGAGAGCAGATCGGTCTTGGCCTGCGAGCCAGCCGAGCTGCCGAAATAGTAGGCAATGATCCCTGTCCAGGCCGTGCCAAGGCTGCCCAGCATCATCAGGATTGCCGGGTTGCTGCTGTCGATCTGGTTGAAGAACATCATCACCATGATGCCGAAGAAACCGACAGTGACCGCGCCTGCCAAGATGGGAGGCATCATCGAGCGAGTGGTGGCCTGCATGTCCCTGGCGCTTTTGCGATCCTCGACCGCCAGCTTCTCGAAGTTCAGGCCCAGCTCCTGCGCCTGCTTCTGCAGCTCGATCTCGGCCAGCTTGACCTGGGCGATCTGGTCTGCCGTCAGCTTGTTGTTGGCAATCAGGTCGCCGACTTCCTTCTCGTCAACGCCGATGGCCTTGGAGACTGCCGAGACGGCCATGCCGGCCAGTGGGCCACCGAGCGCAGTGGCGATGGTGGGTGCGATCTGCTTGAGCCAGTCCATGTCAATCCCTCGCTGCTGTGACCACGTCATCGCCCTTGCTGACCGTCACCTTGTCGCCCTGGACCGTGACCTTCATGGGCTGCTCTGGACGATCCAGTCGGTCGAGTTTGTTGATCAGGTCTTTGATGACCTCGAAC